AATGCCATTTTAAGCCAGTTAGGGTACAAGATTGGATTCTCTAACGGATACTTTGTTTTTAACGAATCTAGCGGCATACAGACAGCCACGGGAGTAGAAGCGGAACAGCAGAGAACAGTCCAATTCATCAAAGACGTGAGGGATAAGTTGGAATCTTGTCTGAACGAAGTTATTTACGCATTGAATGTCTACGCTGACCTGTACGGACTTGCACCTGTCGGAGTCTATGAAGTAAATTACGACTTTGGTGATATTCTGTATGTGCGTGAAAACGACCGTGCAAGATGGTGGCAGTATGTGACCACTGGCAAAGTTCCGGCATGGATGTATTTCGTGAAATTCGAGGGAATGACCGAGGATGAAGCGAAAGCAATGGTCAAAGAAGCTCAGCCAGACGAACCAACATTATTCGGAGAGGAGTAAAAAAAGATGGCAGATAAACCAGTAACGAGAGAAGAAAAGTACCTCGCATATCTGACAGGTGATTATACAGGTGAAATTCCGAAGCCGATCACGAGAAAAGAAAAGTACCTGCATAAACTCTGTGCAGACGGAATCGGAACCAGTAAAGAAGCTATAGCAGAAGCAGTCCAGACATACCTGTCCGATAAGGGCGTTGGGCTTGATATTGACACAGATGGGTATGTGAGTTTGAAAGCAACGGAGGGAAATAATAATGGCTGATACATTCAAGGGAATAATCACAGCAGATGGAAAAAAAAGAACGTTTGCAAGAGAAGGAATTACGCCAGAATACGTATCAGATAAAACCCTATCCGTAGACGGTGGCTTTGCTGATGCGAAAGTAACTGGTGACGCAGTTAAGTCGCTAAAGGAAGATATAGACAACCTATCCAGTTCCAAAATTTCCAAGTTCTACGCAACAAACAATGGTGAGAACCACTTAGCGGATTCCGATGATGGAAAAATAGCGGATATGATGGTGTATGGAAAGAGTGAGCAGAAGAAGTATCAGGGGTATCAGTTGCTTGAACATAATACTAGTGAATATAACTTCACTGCAACTACTTCCTATCATGGACTTGTGAATAATGCATCTGAAAACATTAAATCGGGGGCATACTATCTTAGAAAATTGGGAAATACGCCTACTGTTTTGATTACATTTTTAGATGCATCAAAAAAAATGGTAAAACAGGAATACTTGACAGATGGATCTGAAAAGCGAATTGTATTTGAAACAGATGTGGCATATGTGAAATATATTATTCAGAATCTAACAGCTGGAACAGATTATAAGGGTACTGTGAAACTTATTTTAGCGTCAACAAGTGGTGCTGATTATGAGCCTTATGTCGGTGGTCAGCCATCTCCCTCTCCTGACTATCCGCAGGAGATTAAGAGTGTGGTGAATCCGACTGTTAAAGTAACAAATAAAGATGGATTAAAGGTTCAGTCTGTTACACTTAACAATATCACCCTTAACGCAATTCCAGTCTCAAGTGGTGGCAACGTCACAATCGACGGACAGCAGTATGTTGCGGATTATGTGGATGTGGAACGTGGGAAATTGGTGAGGATGGTTGGAGTTGCCGACCAAGACACATTTGAAATATCTAAATGGGAAAGCACTGGCAGTATCGTAATTTTTAGCAAAATATCCAATGTAGGGACTGGAGATGCTATAGTAACTATATCAAGTAAATTTACAGCGGATTGGTCAGCAGGTGATGAAATACATCATTTTACGCAGCCAACAGGACAAACGTTAGTTATGGTTCTTCCTAAAACAATAACAACGGTTGAGCAAGGTGAAGCGATACGAGCTAAAGGTTTTAAATTCTATTATATATTAGCAACACCAATCGAAATCGACCTCACCGAGGAAGAAAACGCCGCATTAAAAGAACTTGCAACCTATTATCCAGTAACGAACATCAGCATCAATTCAGAACAGATTGACGGATATACAATATTTAACTATCCAATAAGTATGGCAAATGGTTGGAACTATGTGAAACAGCAACTCAACGACAACCGAGATTATATCTATGATATGGACAGTCGTACACAGGACACTGACACACAGGCGGCAGAAGCCTATGTCAATAGCGAATACGCAGTAGCACTTACAGAATTGGAGGTATAGAAAATGTTATACAAAACACTCAAAAAACTCAAAGAAAGAAACGGTCTCACAGACGACCTCAAGAACAAGATTGACGTATTTTTTGCAGTTGGGAGAATCACAGAGGAACAGTACAATGACCTCATGGATGTTAATAAAAAAGAAGAACCGAAAGCGGAAAATAATTAACTGATGGAAGCTTTATGACTAAATTCTATGACTAATCTATAACTTTCTATGACTAATTTTATCTGATATTTAGTCATAGCTTTAATTAACCATCAAAAGGGCCAAAACATGTACCACGACTTTTATCGAAAGAGGTGATATATTATGCTTAGTCCAGAATATTTACGTAGAATAACAGAGGGCAGTGAGCAGATTGCCGAAGAACTGCATCAATATATCATCTCTGAGATCGTGTCGAGAATGATGGCAAGAATCGGCAGAGGTGAGGACTATATTCTGACCAATGCCGATGCGTGGAGAATCAGAACACTACAGGAATCTGGTGAGCTGTTAGAGGACATTCTGGCAGAATTATCCAGATATACCAAACGCGAACAGCAGGAACTTCTTGAAGCGTTTGAAGATGCCGGTATCACTGCTCTCTATTACGATGATAAGATATACAAGGCGGCAGGATTAAGCCCTGTACCGCTCGAACAATCCCCGGCTATGATAAGACTCATGGAACGAAATATGAACCACTGTTTAGGAGATTGGAAGAACTTCACACGAACAACCGCAAGTGCCGCTCAGAGGCTCTATATCGAGCAATGCGACCTTGCATATAATCACGTAATGAATGGGGCAGTCGGATATACACAAGCCATCAAAGAGGCAGTTAATAATGTTGTGAGTGATGGCGTATATGTTGAATACATAAATAAAGAGACAGGAAAGAAAAGACGCGATACGATTGAAACAGCAGTAGCACGTTCTGTTAGAACTGGTGTGGCACAGGCTACAGGAGATATATCCCTCAAACGCATGGAAGAAATGAATTGGGATTTAGTTCTGGTCAGTGCTCACATGGGAGCCAGAACAGGTGATGGCGGTGAGAATCCGGGAAATCACTCATGGTGGCAAGGCAAGATATACTCTCGTTCTGGAAAGAGTAAGAAATTTCCGCCATTTTCGTTGACTGGATACGGAACAGCAAGCGGACTGTCAGGAGTCAATTGTAGGCATAGCTTTGGGGCAAGTGACGGGGAATTTAATCCTTATGCAGAGCTATCGGCACGGGATAAAGCCGACAAGGGAAAGCAGTACGAAAAAGAACAGCAGCAACGTACTTATGAGCGAAGAATCCGCAAGACGAAGAGAGAGGTTTTTGGACTGCAAGCAGGAGTTGACAATGCACCGAATGAAAAGGCAAAATTCGCATTACAGCAAGACCTTGACCGAAAGTCTTATCTTTTGCAGAAACAAAATGCTGCATACAAGGCTTACTGCAAGCAGAATGATCTAAGAGAACTGCAAGACCGGCTCATGATAGCGAAGTGGAACCGCCAGAATGCCGCAAAAGCCAGAGGAGCGGCGAAGAGATATAAAACAGCAAAGGGGATTGACTGATGGACAAATGGGAATATTTCAATCCGAATCCTGTTAAAGACAAGAGAACAGGAGATTGCGTTGTCCGGGCAATATGTAAGGCAACCGGGCTTGATTGGGAAACGGTATTCGCCGGATTGATGATACAGGCATGTACTCTGTCAGATATGCCATCAGCTAATTACGTTTGGGGAGCGTACCTCTACAAGCATGGATACAGACGCAAACTGATTGAGCAATCAGAACGGTATATCTATACAGTCAATGATTTTTGCACAGACCATCCGACAGGTACGTATATCCTCTGCATAGATGGTCATGTGGTGACGGTACAGAACGGCAAATATTACGATACATGGGATAGTGGCAATGAGATCCCGGTATATTATTGGGAAAAGGAGTAGCTAAATGAGCATATCAGAATTTGTACAAGTATTCCTTTCAATTTGCGGAGGGGTGTCTATTGTCGGAGGGGCGGCAGCCGTAATCTTTAAATGGATTACCCCGGCATTCCGACTTAATAAGCGAGTAGAAACACTGGAAGAACATGATAGACGAGATTATGAAAGTCTTCGGAGAATCGCAGAACGAGATTCATTAATTCTGGAAGTGTTGTCGACCATGCTGGATAGTCAGATTAGTGGGAATAATGTAGAAGAATTAAAAAAAACAAAACAGAAGCTCACGGAGTATCTTGCACAGAATCAACGTTAATTGCATTAATAAGGGGTATGCTCATGAAGTTATATGTATTCACTAAGAAAGATATAGACAGATTCTTGACAGAGTGTAATTTCACACCGGATGAAGAAAGACTGTTTCGACTGAGATGCAAGGAGCACACTCTTGAATACTGTGCTGAACAGATGAACGTGAGCATGTCCACGGCAAAACGGTTGAGCCGCCGGGTAAATAATAAAATAATCAAAGTGTGCTGATACTTTTTGGATACTAATTAGAGCCAGAAACGACCTGTTTCCGGTTCTTTTTTTATGTAAAAATATAATCAGAAAGGCGGTGTATAAGATGGCATTATATAACAATCCTTATCAATATAGCTTTGGCGTTCCTGGGCAGATGAACCAGTTCCAGCAACAGCCTGTCCAGATTCCAGCTCAACCAGTACAGCAACCACAGCAGAATAATAGCGGTATCCTGTGGGTATCTGGTGAAGTCGGCGCAAAATCCTATCTGGTAGCACCCGGGACAAGTGTTTTACTGATGGATTCAGAGAGTGAAAAGTTCTATATAAAATCCACAGATGTTTCCGGCATGCCACAGCCACTGCGGACATTTGAATACCACGAGGTAGGCTCTCAGATGCCGCCTAAGCAGCCTGTTCAGAACATGGACAGTAAATACGTCACCAGACAGGAATACGATGATTTGAAAGGCAAATACGAAGTTATCATAAACCGATTAAATTCATTTTCTGAACCTGTTAGGGCTAATACCGTACAGGAATCAGCAATCAAGGGAGGAAATGCAGATGAGTAATCAATTATTTAACGCACTTGGCGGCGGGATGCCGCAGGGAAACGGACCAATGCAGATGATGCAGCAGTTTATGCAGTTCAAGCAGAATTTTAAGGGGGACCCGAAAGCAGAAGTTGAGAAGATGCTACAGTCTGGACGAATTTCTCAGCAGCAACTTAATCAGGTCCAACAGATGGCAGGACAATTCCAACACATGTTGAAAGGAATGAAATAGTACATTACAATCTGGCCAGATTGATGTAAATACACAAAAAGGAGATTATATTATGGATGGAAATTATAGCTTAGCAGATATTGCCGCTGCTACTGGAAACGGTAGAAATAATGACGGCATGTTTGGTGGAGATGGTAGCTGGTGGATTATTGTTTTATTCATTTTTGCTTTCTTCGGATGGGGAAACAACGGCTGGGGCAATAACGGCAACGGCGGCGGATATGCAGCCACAGCAGCTACTCAGGCGGATATACAGAGAGGATTCGACAACTCTGCTGTGATTAGCAAGCTTGATGGAATCAACAACGGCCTCTGTGATGGCTTCTATGCCATGAATAACGGTATGCTTACCGGATTTAATGGAATCAACACAAACATCATGCAGACCGGCTTCGGCATCCAGCAGGCTATTAACGCTGACACTGTAGCAAATATGCAGAATACCAATGCTTTACAGGCACAGCTTGCAAACTGCTGCTGCGAAACCAGGGAAGCTATTCAGGGCGTGAACTACAATATGGCTCAGAATACCTGCGCACTCCAGAACACCATGAACAACAACACTAGAGACATTATTGACAGCCAGAACGCCGGAACAAGGGCAATCCTTGATTACCTGTGCAACGAGAAGATATCCAATCTTCAGACTGAAAACAATGACCTCAGACGTGCTGCTTCTCAGGATCGCCAGAGTGCGCTTCTCACAACTGCAATGGCTTCTCAGACACAGCAGCTCATTAATGCGATTAATCCGGCACCGATCCCGGCATATCAGGTTCCTAACCCGAACACATATTACGGATGCGGATGCAACGCTGGATGCAATTGCTGATAACTTCATATCGAGAGTATCTTTCGATTGATTTCGGATGTCGGCTTATGCCGTATTACACAGAGGGGCAGGCTGGGACCTGTCCTTTTGTGATATGAAAGGAGTATTTTTATGGCGGAATTTACAAATGTAGTTGCTCAGACCGTAGCAGCAAATGGAAACGTAGTATTTTCAAACACAGCAGTTAAAGGTTCTAACTGTATTCAGCACAGAGAGGGAAGCGGAATTATTACACTGAGAGGGCTTACTAACCAGTGTAAAGCGAGATTCTTCGTGGATTTTTCTGGCAATATCGCAATTCCAGCAGGCGGTACTGTCGGAGCCATTTCTCTGGCTATTGCAATCTCTGGTGAACCGGTTCTTTCTTCTCAGATGATTTCCACACCGGCAGCAGTAGACCAGTATAATAATGTGTCTTCTGGCATCTATATTGATGTGCCTCGCGGATGTTGCGTTAATATCGCAGTAGAGAACACAAGCGATCAGGCTGTTTCTGTTGCGAACGCAAATATTGTCGTGACTAGAGAAGCGTAGGAGGTGTGATTATGAGAGATATTAAAGACTTATGCGCAAGAATCGAAGACGAACTGTCCAAAATTGCAGATAGTGGACTGACCACTGGAAATCTGGAAATGACATACAAACTGATTGATATGTACAAAGATATCAAAAACACTCAGTATTGGGATAAGAAAGTGGAGTATTATAACACCGTCCTTGACGAGATGCGTAGCGGATACAATGACGATTACAGCGAGCGCGGAAGAAAACGTGACAGCATGGGGAGATATAGCTCAAATGACGGCAGAATGATGCCGGATTACGACAGAGGTAGTTCTTATGCCAGACGTGGCGAACATTATGTCAGAGGGCATTACAGTCGTTCTGATGGGCGAGACGCTTACGATGACTACATGACGCAGAAGCAAAGCTATCGTTCCGGCAAGTCTGAAGACTGCAAAAGGAAGATGCTTGCCGCTCTGGAAGAACATCTGGACGAACTTACAACAGAAATGAGCGATATGTCTAAAGATGCGGAGTGTCGGGAAGAACGTGATCTTGTCAAGAGATACGTGGAAAAACTCCGGAATATGCTCTAATTAGCTAAAACATGTACCACAACTTTTTGGAGAATCTGTGGTAAAATGTATTCATAAGGAAGATTTGTAAGTGGTTGCAGCCACTTGACATAGACATTTTTTCATTGATTCCTCCTTTCTTGGGGTGCGTGTCCTTAACAGAAACAGGTTCGGGCGGAATCTGGAGGTTGAAAAGCGGATGCAATTTCCGACATATTCATTAGTCGGCTTGACTGACTGGTAACACCTCCTTATAAATGAATCAACATTTCCGTGAAAGTCGGATAGTGGCAGGCATAACACGATAAATACCTTGCTAACCCGGGAATCCGGGTTAAGGCAGGATGGAGAAGTGGAATCTCGCAAGGCTCATATCCTTGAGAACGGCGGTTCGAATCCGTCTCCTGCAATTTCAAACATGATTAACTCAGTGCAGATAGATTTTCAGTCTAGCTGAGATACAGGGTTATGTAAGATAGAGTAGTTCGGGATACTGGACTATCAACCATCTTTTTAGCAGAAGTGATTCTGCTAGAGGAGGAAGGAACTTCCAACACACCTTGTAGTGTATCATCATAAAGAGACCAAAAGCAGAATCCTTGTGGTCGGCGTACAATAGACGCTTGCTGTGCAAGAATAATCCGTTGATGTGAGTGGTGTGAGAGACCACGGACTAAACGGAAAACTCGTTAAGCTGATTTGCCTTGAACCTGAGGAATTAGGGTATAACACAAGAGATTCGTTAAAGTAGCGGTATGGCAATTCATAGAAAAAAAATTTTCCTGCTATGAAAAACATTTTCTGAAAGAACCGTGAAATTTGTGGGTGACACTCCCATGTGTGCTTTGACCGCGGTAAGAAGCTCAGGGTCGCTCCCGAAAGCTCAGACTTATCGTCACAGTGGCTGAATATGGTTGCAAGTATGGTGAATAAGGAGAAATCCTAATCGTGGTTGAATATGGTGCATTGCTGTAGTGGTAGCAGAATAGGTTGCTAACCTATCCAACAGAAATGTTGCACACGTTCGAATCGTGTATGCACCGTTACCTTGCCAGTGGTCTAACTGGCTTAATCCATTTACCTGCGGCGGCAGGTCAATAAACACGACCAGGAGGATATATATGCAGAAACTTATTGACACATTAAAATCATTTGGAATTGAGATCCCGGAGGACAAACAGGCAGATGTGAAGAAAGCACTCTCTGAGCATTATAAGAATGCTAAAGAAGTAGCAAAAACTCTGTCAAAAGTCGAGGGAGAACGTGATGACTGGAAAGAACGTGCCGAGACAGCAGAAGAGACCCTGAAAAGCTTTGACGGCATCGACCCGGCAAACATTCAGACAGAGCTTGCTGGATGGAAGAAGAAGGCTGAGGATGCAGAAAAGGAATTCAATGCGAAAATCTACGAAAGAGATTTTGACGATGCTCTTAAAACTGCATTGGAAAATGTTAATTTTTCATCTCCAGCAGCTAAAAGATCTGTTACTGCTGATATCAAATCAGCTGGTCTTAAGCTTAAGGACGGAAAGATTCTTGGACTTAATGATTTACTTGAACAGATGAAACAGGATGAACCTGATACATTTGTAGATGAATCTCAGCAACAGGCTCAGCAGAATCAGGCAAGGTTTACCACTCATGTTGGACATCAGCAGACACCGGGAAACATGACAAAGAAAGATATCGAAGCAATCAAAGACCCGTCTGAGAGACAGGCCGCAATTGCTCAGAATATCCAGTTATTCCAGTGATTTTTTACACCGACTATACGCCAGAGTATAGCCGCTAACCCAATACCTTAACAATTATGGGTAGAAAGGATTTTTTTATGCCAGCAAAAGCAAATCTTATTATGACTAATGATATTCAGGTCACAGCACGTGAGATTGACTTCGTTACCAGATTCGAAAGAAACTGGCAGCACTTACGTGACATTCTGGGTATCATGAGACCTATCAAAAAACAGCCGGGTGCTGTACTCAAGTCCAAATACGCAGAGGGCACTTTACAGAGCGGACTTGTCGGTGAGGGCGAGGAAATCCCTTACAGCAAATTCGTTGTAAAAGAAAAGACCTATGCGGAAATGACCATTGAGAAATACGCAAAGGCTGTATCTATCGAAGCAATCAAGGATCACGGTTACGAGAACGCTGTTCAGATGACCGATGATGAATTCCTTTTCCAGCTTCAGACTGATGTTACCGAAAGATTTTACGACTATCTGAAAACCGGTACACTTACTTCCACAGAAACCACATTCCAGATGGCTCTGGCAATGGCTAAAGGCCGTGCAGAGAACAAATTCAAACAGATGCACAGAAATGTGACTGGCGTTGTTGGATTTGTGAACATTCTGGACGTATATGAATATCTCGGAGCGGCTGAGATTACTATTCAGAACCAGTTCGGTTTCCAGTACATGAAAGATTTCATGGGATTCAACACAATCTTCCTGTTATCTGACAGTGAGATTCCAAGAGGACAGGTTATTGCAACACCTGTTGAGAACATTGTTCTGTATTATGTAGACCCTAATGAATCTGACTTTGCAAGAGCTGGTCTGGTGTATACCGTATCTGGCGAGACAAACCTGATTGGATTCCATACGCAGGGCAACTACCACACAGCAGTGTCCGAAGCGTTTGCGGTTATGGGACTGACTCTTTTTGCAGAATACATTGACGCAATCGCAGTAATTACCATTGATGAAACACCAACACTTGGTACCCTGACAGTAACATCTGCAGCTGGAACAGCAACTGGTGATACGAAAATCACTGTAAATCCGGCTAAGGAAAATGCTAACAACGTATATAAATACAAAGTTGCAACAGACGCAGTAACTGTTGGATATGGACAGAATCTCAGAAACTGGAGTACTTGGGACGGAAAATCTGATATCACAGCGGCAACCGGACAGAAGATCACAGTGGTTGAGTGTGACGGAACATACAAAGCGCTGAATGCCGGAAGTGCAAGCGTAACAGCAAAATCATAAATGTAGGAGGTAACTGGCATGGCTTATGCAGATTATAAATTCTATACAGAATCATTCGGTAATGTCGTGCCAGAAACTGACTTTCCACGACTGGCAGAAAGAGCCAGTGATTTCGTGGACACAATGACATTTGACAGGTTGGTGGACGGACTGCCGACAAACGAACGTTCACAGAAGCGTATCAAAAAGGCAGTCTGTTCATTGGCTGAATTAATGTATCAGATTGAGCTTGCTGAAAAGAATGCTACCAATGCCGCCGTTAGTGGTACATCAACCACAATCGGGTCCGGTGGTAGCACAACAGGCATTGTAACATCTGTATCCTCTGGCAGTGAATCCATCTCTTACGCAACGTCTCAGCAGATTGGAGCAAGTGCAAAGGAATGGAGTGCGGTGTATGCCGCCACTGGAGACGTACAGAAAACGAATGACTTACTTCTTAAGACAGCTTTGCCACTTCTGATGGGAGTAAGGACGGATGACGGAATACCAATATTGTATGCAGGAGTGTAATTGAGATGACTAAAGTAATGTGCTTTTTGACTGGCGGGCATAAATTCAAAAGTCCTGCTGAATCAAAATGTAATGACAAAGAAAAGACTTGTACCATTACGGAAACTTGCTGTAAATGTGGAAAACAGTTTTCATTTACAGGTACATACAAACAGTTTGGTATTCCAGATGTGAGGTGAAAAGAATGGATATTTCAACATTAGGCTCATGCGTAGCAATCGTTATGATTTGCTACATCGTAGGAATGGGCTGCAAAGCATCAAAAAGAATCTCTGATGAATGGATTCCAGTAATCATGGCGGTTATTGGCGGGATTCTTGGAGCAGTCGGAATGGGAATTATCCCGGATTTCCCGGCAACAGATTATATCACGGCAGTTGCAGTCGGTATGTTTAATGGATTGTCAGCTACCGGTGTGAATCAGGTTATTAAGCAGACAGTGCAGAAAGAGTGATTTTATGGGCGGACGTGGCGGAAGTAGCGGCATTGGCTCCGGCGGAAGTAGCGGTTTCGATGTAACCAGAAACGGTGAAACAACGAGGTACTATTTCTCAAGTAAAAACGGACAGCATTACTATCAGGTTGGGATTGGCGGCTTACCGCAGCCTACTCCAATGAACATGTCAGCAAGTGAGTTCAGAAAAAGGGCGGTATCCAACGGCGCTACTGTGAAAAGTATCTCCGGGTTTGAGAGAAGGAAAGACCAAAAAGCGTATAAGGCCGACCGTAAGGCGACGAATACGTTCTTGGACAAAGAAACAGCATCCAATAGAGCGCTATCCAGTGGATCGAGAGCAGATGCAAAAGTAAATCGTGTAAACCGCAGACGCAGACGGAGAAAATAACATATGGCGGATAAGTTAACCAGTATGGCTTACGAAAATCTAAACCGCCGTATCTTTCCCGGCGTTGGTGAATACGGCATACCGCAGTTAGAACCGGAATTATTCGAGGGTAACTGCGAGTTTGTCGGATTCAATTACGCAAGAGGTAAATGCAGTAATCCAGAAGGAAAAGCGGTTCATTTCTTCCTGGATGATTACCAGTTTGACGCATTATGGAGGAATCCAAACAGATATGTTGATAAGCTGAGCAGATTTCGGTACATTCTGACACCGGATTTCAGCACCTACACCGATTTCCCAAAAGCCATACAGATATACAACCATTACCGCAAACATTGGATTGGTGCATATCTGCAAGAATATGGCTGCCGTGTGATTCCGACAATCTCATGGAGCACGCCAGATTCTTACCAATGGTGTTTTGACGGTGAGCCAGAGGGCGGAACGGTGGCAGTATCTTCTGTTGGCTGCATGAATGGAAAGAAAAAGAAAGAACTATTTCTTTCTGGTTACAATGCCATGATTGAGAAGTTACACCCAGAAAGCATTATCTTTTACGGGAAAGTGCCGGAAGAGTGCAAAGGTAATATTGTCCGAATAAAATCATTCTCTGATAGATTTTCAAAAGCAATATGTGAAGGATAGGAGGGTATCATGTACGAAAAAACAGTGACGATTTTCAACTATTACGAAAGTGCCACAACAAGAGATGCGTACTGGTACCCTCACGTTTTATCCGGTGTCGACCTTATTACGGACAAGGGGGCAATCCTTAAGAAGTACGGACCAGATGCAACTGACAACGCACAGTTACATATCCATTATACTGTCCAGAACGGTGATATAACCATTGCTGACAAGAATGGCAAGATTCTCCCATATATACCGCCTAAAGAGTGGAAAAGACAGATTAACAACGCTCTGGAGGATACGATTACATTCTCAGATGAATCGTTCTTCTGGGAAGGTGAGTGGGCTGACGGAACGGTAATTGACAGTGATTATCGAAATGGATTCTATCAGTACATGAACGAGAACAGGGATAATGTGTTTAAGATTACCAGTGTAGGCGGTCCATATACACTGATTCCGCATTTTGAAATTTTGGGTAAATAATATGAGCAAGATTCATCATTTCAAAGGATTCTCCGTAGTTGATGGAGATATGAAAATTAAACTGAATATGGATAGATTCTCCAGACAGTATCAAGAAGCTCAGTATCTCCTTGATGGAATGGTAATGGACGACATGATTCCATTTATGCCGATGATTTCAGGAGACTTTATCAATAAGACAAGGGCAAGAAGTTTCTCTATGCAAGGCACAGGCTTTGTTTGTGCGGCGGCAGAACCTTATGGCAGATTCCTTTATATGGGAAAAACGATGGTGGACGAGCTGACTGGAAGCCCTTACGCTCGGCAGTATGCGAAGAAAGTCCTCGTCAGCCAGTTTTCTGGTCAGACAGCCGCAAAGGAAAATCTTGAATACACTAGACAAGCGCACCCACGGGCACAAGCCCATTGGTTTGATGCCGCTAAACGACAATACGGAAACACGTGGATTCGCAAAGTAAAAGCACAGGCAGGAGGTGGACGACATGGCAGATAAGCCAATTGGCAAAGATGCAACCGGATATGAGATTCTGACAGATGCCATGAAAGCACTTCTGAATCAGTATCCAGGGCTATACGAAAATGAAACAATCAAATTCGAGGAACTCGGCAAAGAATCCGGAATTGCGTTCTCAGCAGACAACGGGGCCTTGATTTATTCAGAAAAAGAAGATGTATGTGGAGTAATGCATCAGGTATGTCAGTACCCATTTTATGTGGTTTACCGCACGGCATCCGACAAAGAACGGCAGAAGTTATCTGTTCAGAAGTTTCTGGACAATCTCGGTAAATGGATATGTCGGGAACCAGTTGTCATAAATGGCTCTGAGACGCGCTTAAATGTGTTTCCAGAGCTTTCACAGGGGAGAGTGATAAAACGTATAACCCGTGATAATTCCTATGGTTTAGAGCCGCAGGAGAGTGGTGTACAGGACTGGTTATTGCCATTATCGGTACGCTACGAAAACACTTATGAAGTAATATAACGTAACAACCGGCTATTAATTAGAGATAGTCGCTAACCTACACAGCCTTTTAAAAATTATAGGCAGAAAGGACATTTCTATGGCAGTTACAGGCAGGATTGACCGTAAATATATGGCTCATTATATTGATGCAGGTTCTCTGTGTGGAGGGCTAACGCCAAAATATGAGCGTCTTGGAAAGGATCTGGAAGAGTACAATGTTGATCTCAACCCGGATACTGAAACATCTACAAATATTCTCAATGAAACCACATTCAAACACAACGGCTACGAAGCTTCTTCTGATGCTGATCCGTTTTATGCGGATACCACATCAGACTTGTTCGAAAAGCTTCAGCAGATTGTTGATGAACGTCTTAAAGACGATAATTTGAAAACAAGTGCAGTTGAAGTACATCTCTGGAAAGAAGCAACAGCCGGTAAATATGAAGCATACAAGCAGGATTGTCATGTTGTGCCTACCTCCTACGGCGGTGATACATCCGGCTATCAGATTTTGTTTACCGTTAAATATGTTGGTGAACGTGTAAAAGGAAAATTTGATATCACTTCCGGCTCATTCACAGCCGACAGTGAATAAACACATATGCAAGGAGGACATGCTAAATGGCAAAAGTAATCAACACCAAGATCGATGATGGAATTTTTACATTCACATTCACCAACAATGAAGATGAAGTCTTTTCTTCTTTCAAACTGAATCCGACGGACATTAATGTAGCAGCACGTGCAGAGGAATCGGCAGGGTACTTTGAACAGCTTAAAGATTCTATTCAGAAGGTCACTTCCGGCAAAGAAATGGCTGAACTGAATAAACAGATTGAGGATAAAATCAATTATCTGCTCGGATATGAAGCGTCAAAAGACCTGTTCAAGGAGCCAATTACCGCAACAACTGTATTCGGTAATGGTCAGGTATTCGCTTATATCGTTCTGGACAAAATCAGTGATGCAATAAAGCCGGAAATCGAAAAGAGAAAAAAGAAAATGCAGGCAGCAGTCAATAAGTATACGAAGAAGTATACAAAATGACCGCCTATGAGCTTCCCACCTCACTAAACATAAGTGGGGTGGATTTTTCTATCAGAACGGATTTTCGAGCAATTATTGATATTCTGGTCGCCATGAATGACCCAGAACTGGACGAGCAGGCGAAAGCAGTTGTTATGTTGCAGATTCTGTTTGAGGACTGGCAGAGCATACCGCCTGAGTGTCTGGACGAAGCTTGTCAGAAAGCATCGGAGTTCATCGACTGTGGACAATCTAACGATAATCCGAACCACCCTAAACCCCGTTTGATGGATTGGGAACAGGATGGAGACATGATTGTACCGGCAGTAAATAAAGTTGCCGGTAAAGAAATCAGAGCCATTCCGTATATGCACTGGTGGACATTTTTTGGATATTTCATGGAATCCGGTGAATGCCTGTTCAACACGGTTGTTGGAATCCGCAGTAAAAAAGCAAAGGGCGAAAAGCTCGATAAATGGGAAAAGAAATTCTATCAGGAAAATAAGAACATTATTGATATAAAAACACGTCTCAGCGAAGAGGAGCAAGCGTACAAGGATGCGCTGAATGAGATGTTAAACCTCAAATAGTTAGGAGGTGAATGTATGGCTGCTGATGGCTCAGTCATTATTGATACCAGAATGGATACAACCGGTGTCCAGAATGGTGTCTCAGCTATAAAACAGTCATTTAACGGCCTTGGAAGTGCTGTAAAAAAAATCGGTCTGCTGATTGGTGGGGCTTTTGCAGTTGGTAAGTTAGTACAGTTCGGCAAAGAGTGCGTGGAACTCGGCTCTGACCTTGCGGAAGTACAGAACGTGGTCGATGTTACATTTACAACCATGTCTGACAAAGTTAATGAATTTGCAAAAAATGCTATGACCAGTGCCGGACTATCGGAGACTATGGCGAAGCGGTATGTTGGTACATTCGGAGCAATGTCTAAGTCGTTCGGATTCTCAGAAGCACAAGCTTACGATATGTCAACAGCTCTGACACAGCTAACTGGTGATGTGGCATCATTTTATAACATTAGTCAGGATCTGGCGTATATCAAACTGAAATCAGTGTTTACGGGCGAAACGGAAACGCTGAAAGATTTGGGTGTCGTTATGACACAAAGTGCACTTGACCAGTATGCACTGGCTAATGGCTACGGCAAAACCACGTCTGAAATGACCGAACAGGAGAAAGTAGCTCTCCGTCTGGCTTTTGTGCAGAAACAATTATCGGCTGCATCTGGTGATTTCATCCGAACATCTGACTCATGGGCGAATCAGGTGAGAGTTATGCAGTTACAGCTACAGTCCCTCAAGGCAACAGTCGGACAAGGTTTGATTAATATTTTCACACCTGTTCTGAAAGTGATTAATATTCTTCTCGGCAAACTGGCAACTCTGGCGAATGCATTCAAGTCATTTACGGAACTTATTACTGGTAAGAAATCATCAGGTCAGACAGGTGGAAGCGGCGCAGGACTTGCCGGAACGGATACAGTTGCAGATACGGCAGATCAGTATGGACAGGCAGCCGATAATGCAGAGAAACTTGCAGATGCCACGAACGACAATGCAAAAGCAACAAAAAAAGCGAATAAGGAAACAAAAAACTATCTTTCATCGCTTGATGAAGTGCACAAAGTTAGCTCTACAGGGAGCGCATCTTCAATACCATCCGGTTCTGGATCCGGTGGAACTGGTTCTGGGGGCGGAGGATTGCCGAGTTCGGTTGGCAGTGTGGACTATGGCAGTCTGGCAGAGGGAGAAAATGCGCTGGACAAAATCAGTGATTCTGCCAAGAAGCTTGCTGATCTGCTCAAGAAGCTCTGGAAACCTTTTCTGGACGCATGGAAAAAAGAGGGCAAGAATACTATTAATGCGGCAAAAACCGCACTTGATGGACTTAAAGAGCTCGCTGTAAGCGTAGGTAAAAGTCTTGTGGAAGTCTGGACGAATGGCACTGGTACAACAATGCTAGAAACCATGCTGAGAATTGCCCAGAATGTCCTCAAGACTATTGGAAACATTGCTTCCGGTTTCGCTGACGCATGGAACAAGAACAATGTCGGAACGCAGATCATACAGAACATTGCAAATGCCCTTGTAGTAGTTATGCAGTTTGTCGAAAAAATCGCAGAGGATACAGCAACATGGGCGGCAAACTTGAACTTCTATCCGTTGTTGGAATCTATCAGTAATCTGACCAGTACATTTGCGCCAATTCTGGAATCTATCGGAAATGTACTTGAATGGATCTATAACAATATCGTTCTTCCGATGCTGAAATGGGTCGTTGAGGTAGGACTTCCGACAGTGATTAATCTGGTATCGGATTTGGCTGGATTCTTCGCAGATCATCAGTCAATTGTCGAAGCATTCGGTGCAGCTCTGATTGGGGCTTTTGCGGCAACAAAGATTGCAGGTTTGGCATCGAGCATCGTTAAAAGCATATCCGGGATTATTGCAATCACTAAAGGGCTCATCACACTCATGACCGGAACTGGCGGAATTATGGGTGGAATCAAAGCTATTGCGACGGCTGTCGGGCCGGGTGGAATTTTTATAGCAGCAGTAACGGCTTGCATTGCGATTGGTGTTTTGCTGTACAAAAATTGGGACAAAATAAAAGAAGTTGCAGGCAAAGTATGGGATTGGATTAAAAGTAAAACATTAACATTTGTCAGCACTATAAGCTCTGGCCTTAAGAATCTCGCGTCTAAAATTGTGACGATTTGGGATAACATCAAATCCAGCGCGCATCAGAAATGGACTGCAATTTGGTCGACAGTAGGAAATCTTGTTGGAAAAATTAAAGATGGAATTGTGAAAAAATTTACATCTGCCAAAGATAAAGTCATTGATACGTTCGATGGTATTAAAAACAAAGTTAAAGAGATATTCAACAAAGTTATCGGTATCGTAAATGGTGCAATTGGTACAGTGAACGGTGCAATCAGTGGAATTGAATCCGCGTTTTCTTTTGGCCCGTGGGAAGTGCCTACTCCATTTGGTAAGAAAACAATAGGATTCAGTGCTACATTTCCGCGAGTTCCAACTATTCCATATCTTGCAAAAGGTGCCGTTATTCCTCCAAGATCAGAATTCCTCGCTGTATTAGGAGATCAGAAGCAAGGAAACAACATTGAAGCACCAGAAGTACTGCTCAGAAAGATTGTTCGTGAGGAATCTGGTGGACAGCAGAGTGGTGGAAATTATCGTTTTACTGCTCAGATTAACCGAAGAACAGTATTTGACGAAATCATTGAAGAAGCAAAGTTAAGACGTGATACAAGCGGAAGAAATCCGTTTGAACTGGCATAGGAGGTGGAAGCGTGGCGTCTATATTATTAAGTAAATCTATAACGGATAGATATAAGATAAATGGCAAGCGCATGCCTCAGCCAGATAAGGATATGGCGTGTAATTTTGAAACAACTTACTCTGAAGGAAGCAACCGCACACAATTCGGAAAAGCCATATTGGTTCCATTGTTTACAGTTATTCAGTATAGCTATGAGGCTAGCAACGTACCAGTAGGCGAAGCAGAAGAGTTGATAAATGCGATAATACATGGGGAACCTTTTAATTTGTACCACTATTCCATCAGGCACCATGATTGGCGTACAGAATCATTCTATGTTGGAAAAGGAACGTTTTCCCTGGCTTGTGCGGCACCCGGCGAAGAATACTATTCCAAGATATCTTGCAACATGCAGGGGGTGAATCCACTTGATTAATGTATCAGACGCATTTAAGCAAAAACTACAGGACGGAAAGAAAGTCTGGCAGGAAGTGGAAATCACTTTCCCTGACGGAACTGTAAAAACCGTAAAAGATGAAATTATGGGTGAAAACTGTACCTTTTCTGATTGTGCAGAAAGTAGCAGCTTCCCAATTGGTTGTGTTGTGTGCAAGTCCATGACGCTTGAGCTAGACAACTCTCAGGATCAATGGAAGAATTATTATTTTTATCAAGCGAAAGTCCATGCATACCTCAAAATGCAGATTGACGCCGATACTATTGAGGCCATCGACAAAGGTACATATACGATCACGGCGCCGGAGCAGTACGGTGAAACGCTTAATTTTACGGCTCTTGATGATATGTATAAAGTGAATGCGGCTTATACATCTAATCTGACTCTTCCACAGTCGGTAGAGGCCCTTGTTAGAGATGCGTGCGAAACTCTTGACATTCCATTTGGCGGAACAATGCAGCATGGTAATCTGATTATATCAGAGATTCCAGAGAATATGACATTTCGCCAGTTATTCGGATGGGCGGCGATGCTCGAAACTGCGAATGCTCGCATAGACAATAAAGGATACTTGCATTTCATCAAATGGGATTTTTCCAATGTGCAAGAAGATTGCAACGCAGTAGTGGACGCTGATGGAAATGTAACATTTAAAGGCGGCGCAAATATTGACTCAGAGAATTTTGTCAGCCCAACAGGGAACTGGACAATTGACAATGATGGATTCTTGACACTGATTGAATCAGCTACTGATGCATCTGAAAAGCTCAAAGACTTTTTTACAAGTCCAACTGTTTCCAGTGACGATATTATAATTACTGGAATCAAGCTAAAAAATAGAGAAAATGAAGTCATGTACGGAAGTACAGGATATGTTATTGAATTGGAGAACGACCTTGTTGCGGATTCAGACTTAGATACGGTAGCTGCTCAAATCGGCGATTCCATAATCGGAGTCAAATTCCGCAGCATGTCGGGCGAACTTGCATATAACCCACTCATTGAGTTTGGAGATATGGCATATACTTATGACCGCAAATGGAACAGATATATAACTCCGCTGACGGACGTTTCTTGTTCCGTTAATGGAAAAACCGCTGTGAAAACTCAAGCCGACGATCCAATCAGAGGAATGAGCAAGTTTATTTCTGATGGAATGAAAGCTATTGTTGAAGCAAGACGACTTGTCAAGAAAGAACGTTCAGCCAGAGAGAAAGCAGTAGAGAGACTGGAAGAAACCTTAAAAACTTCTTCTGGCTTGTACGAAACTTCGGTATCTCAAGAAGACGGAAGTATCATAACTTACCTGCATGATAAACCTACACTCGCAGAATCTAAGAATGTCATCAAATTTACAGCAGAAGCTATTGGTGTGTCCAATGATGGTGGTAAAACATATCCTTACGGTTTTTTCCTGACAGGCGATTTGATAGCAAAAATTCTGTACGCACATGGTATCAATGCTGATTATATTGACACAGGCGCACTGACTGTCAGAGATAGCGATGGAAACATAATCTTTCAGGTTGATATGGACACAAAGAAAGTTATTATCAGCGGAGATAATGTTGTAATTGGTGATAGTTCTTTGCCGGATAAACTGGCAAATATGGACAACAATATTGCAGATGCCAAGAATATGACATTCCAGCTGTCAAACGATATGCAGACGATCACATCTGACGCAGACGGAAACATTCCGGTATTTCCAACAGTGGCAACCACAGCGAAAGTTATGTATGGCTCGTCAGATATCACAAATAATTGTAGCTATACCATTACAAAATCAGACAGTGTAACCGGCTCTTGGGATGTAGATACGCATACTTACACTGTCGCAGGCTTGAGCGCAGACAATGGGTGGATAGATATTAAGGCAACGTACCTGATTAATCTTTCTATAACGAAGAGATTTACGATTTCTAAACAGAAGCAAGGCAAGCAGGGAATGCAAGGTGTTCCAGGCAGGACTTATTTTATCGAGCTGACATCGGACGTTGTAAAAAGAGGGGCAGATAAAGTCATAAGTCCGAGCACTGTGCAGGCATTTGCTTACTATAGAGATGGTGACGGTGCTACAAGGACAGCATACAGCGGATTGTGGAAAGTACAGCTCTCTACCGACGGAAAAACATGGATTGATACTACAACAATATCAAAACCTACTACCAATATTGCAGTTCAGTTATCCGATGTTACAAGCACAGAAGATAAGAATTATGTGAAATTTGTGCTTTATGCCGCTGATGGATTCACGAATCTTCTTGACTCTCAGACGGTTCCGATATTGACAGATGTATCATCCCTTACACAACAAGAAATTGTTAAAATATTGAGCAATAACGGAGACTGGAATGGACTATACTACCTAAATGGCCGACTGTACGTTAGCTTTGATGCAGCACTTGGCGGCACGTTGAAAATTGGCGGAGCTAAAAACGCTAACGGAGTTATTGAAGTAACAGACGGAAAAGGAAATGTTACAGTAAGACTTGATCAAAATGGAATAAACGCAATAGCTGGAAAATTTTCGGGAGAATTAAATGGAGCGACAGGAAAGTTTTCTGGTACTTTGGAGTCAGTGGACGGAACTTTTACTGGAATTTTGAACGGAGCAACCGGAACTTTTACTGGAAAGGTAGGGTCTTACAATAATAATGGTGAATTTTCACAATTAGATGCCGGATGCGTTGAAGTAGGAACGATAGAAGATGGAGAGATTACGGGATATCTGTCAACAAGCGAATTCAAAGATACTGGCAACTGGGGAATGCGAGTAGCTGGTCGAGGAGTAGTAGCTTTTTCAACACCATATATCCTTGTAGGAGATTACAAAGAGTATAACGAAGACTTTGTTGGAAGTATCGGGCAAAGTGGAACCTGCAAAGTGATTACTGAAATATCAACTACTGGCTCTTCATCTGGACTAATAATTAACTCGTTGAAAACTAAAACTGTAACCTTTGAAAAAGGATTGATGGTTACTGCTATTTAATGGGAGGCGAAAGCATGATAACCACATATTATGCACAGAAAAAAGGAATGGGATTTTTTATTCAGCCAGAAGATATTGAGGAATATGCCAAACTTGGCTATACCATCTACAAAAATGAACCTGTTGTTGTGAGCGATATCGAAAGAGAGGTAAGAGCAATCAATGCAAAGGCAGATTGATGTAACAGAGATGTATGCGGTTGATATGTGCTATAAAAAGATTAATACATACATACAGAAGGAACTAGGGGCCTATCCGCTGTATGCTGTAGAATGCGGATTGGAAAGGGCACTGCTTGACATCGAGAAAACGAAATCAAAATTATACACAGATGTTATTGCAAAGCAAAACAAACCAAAAGAAGAACAGATTTCAGCAACCAGCGTAAAGGATACTGTACAAAAGTTGCGTGAATGCGGCGTAAAAGTTGTAGAAAAATAGTAAAAGGAGATATAACATGGCAAAATTTAATGAATATCCAGTAAAAGCAAAGCCAGCGGACGCGGATACCTTTTATTTCATAAAAAGCTACCAATGGAGTGTGAAATCTGTACGCTACAGCCACCACAAATATGTTTCATGAAATCATGAAGGAGTTGATAGAATTGGAAATTAAAGGTATTGACGTATCATCTTTTCAAGGAAAACCAGATTGGTCAAAAGTATCGAATTCTGGAGTTAAGTTTGCAATATTAAGAATCCATCAAAAATCTGGAGTCGATACATCTTTTGAACACAACTACAAGGGCTGTAAATCCAATGGAATTCTTATTGGTGGATACAAGTACAGCTACGCTTTAACACCGGCACAGGCAATTGACGAAGCTGAGGACGTGCTTTCCGTTCTTGGTGGTCGTGGACTTGATTTTCCAGTATTCTATGACCTTGAATGGAGTCAGCAGAGAAGCCTTGGCAAGCAAGCTATCGAGAATGTTGCAATAGCGTTTCTGACCAGAATCAAGAAAGCCGGTTATAAAGTCGGAATTTATTGTAATCTCGACTGGTATAATAATGTTCTGACAGATGCTCTCAAAAAATACGATTGTTGGATTGCTCGTTATCCGGCAAGCGACAATGGTTCTGTGCAGGAAAGATTGCGTCCGAATGTCGGTGTAGGCTGGCAGTATTCCAGTAAGGGAAAAGTCTCAGGAATCAGTGGAAATGTTGATATGGATGTGTTCTATACAGATTATCGGACGGAACAGAAAGGAGAAGTAACAGTGGCGAAAACAAAATTACAAAAATTCACAGAACTCGGTGATTATTACGCATCCAATGGCGGGTACCTTGAAAAGAAAAGCAATGCTTATCTGGATGATTTTAAAAAGAATGCAGGATATAACAATTATACCAAATTTGCCCGTGACGTAAATTCTTGGGGGCAGCCGGGTTGTCAGGCTCAACCATGGTGTGCAGAGTACCAGTTCTGGAAACTGGTAAAAGTTCTCGGAATCACCAAAGCATTAAAGATCATGGGCGGCGGATTCTACAATTGTCAGAGCATTACAAGACACGCTAAAGCCAATGGAACATGGCACAGCACACCAAAAGATGGAGCACTTGTTATCTTCCGTGATGGCTCTCACATCGGATCTGTCCGCTCTTATAGCAATACGTACA